AACCCGTAAGTTTTACAGACCCACTTTCTAGTGAGCCTGTAATACTTAAGGATATTTAATTCACGCAGATCCTGCGCTGTTAATCTCATTCAAGATTAGTCAGAAGCTGTTGTAGCTGTTGTTACATGACGTCTAATCTGAATAGCAGTAATATGATTGATTGGGTAAACAGAGTTTACAGCATCAAACAAAACTACTGGATTTTCATAACTTGCAGTGCTAGAAGCTAGAGCTGTAAGATCTTTTATAACATCAACTTCTTTACCAGAAGTACAAGTTAATCTTACAAAAGCTTGCTCAAGCATTTCACCAGCTGTACCAGCTGATGTAGTACCAAACGTAGTTCCTGGCTCATACTTATTAGAGTTTGCAAAGTATATATATATTAAGCCAGAACCATTGTTTTCAGCAGCCATAGCAGTAATATTAGCAGGATTAAACGCAGCTAAATCTAAATCAGCTCCGCTGTCAGCGTTTGCCACAGAACTAGAATCTACAGTTGACGCATGAAAAATAAACATTTTTTCCATTTTTTTGCTTTTAATAATTAATAATTCGTTTTCGTTTTTTAGTTTAGGGGTTTTGGATTATGGTTTAGGTATCAATTAGTACCACATCACCTGAACGGATAACACGGTATAATGTATCTTTATATTGCACATCATGACCAGCGTGCTTATCATAATATACAATATCTTTTTCTTTTATTCCTTCAACTAAGTTGCCTATTGAGATAACATTAGCTTTTATATACCTATTGTCACTGTCCATATCTTCTGTTACAATTAGGCCAGCAACCTTTTTAGGTCCTTCTTTTATATTTTTTACTACTATATAGTGATTAACTGCTTTCATTTGTTCTCATGTTTGAAATTACACAATCGGCAGATATAATAGTAGTTACAACACTTATAGCATTTTTAAGTGCAGACTTAGTAACAAGCACAGGATCTATAATACCAGACTCTATCATGTTAACATCTTCACCAGTTACAACATTAACACCTATACCTTCACTAGGTCTTGGCCCTATTTGTTCTAGGCCAGCATTTTCTAATATAGTATGAAACGGTGCTGAGATAGCATCAAATAGTATTTGTTCACCTATATTGTTAGTTTTTAAGCTTTGAGCTGCGTTTAATAATGCTACACCTCCACCTGGTACAATACCTTCTTTCAAAGCAGCTTTTGTAGCATATATTGCGTCTTCAACTCTATCTTTCTTTTCTTTTAACTCTACTTTTGAGTTTGCACCAACCTGTATTATACCTACACTACCTGATAGCATTGCTAGTCTTTGTTGGTGTTTTTTCTTCATAAACGGATCTTTATCCGATTTATCTATTAATTTTTGTATACTATGTATTCTTTCGTGTAAATCTTCACCTGATACATCTGTAGTTAGTATAGTATTACTATCATCTGTTATAGAGGTGTGTGCTTCACCTAAACAATCTATTGTTACAGTATCTAGATCATCACCAAGTTCTTCGTTTATTATTTTAGCACCTGTAAGAAAAGCCAAGTCTTCACATGTATCTTTCTTAGTAGGACCAAAACCTGGTAAGTTAATAACGTTAACTTTTATATTACCTTTAACTTTATTCATTAATAGCGCAGATTTTACCTGATCTGATATCTTTGCTACTATTAACAATGATCTATTGTTCTTTATAACATATTCTAATATATTTTGTATCTTACGTATATTAGGTATTTCCGATGTAACAATTAAAACTAACGGGTTATCTAGTTCTGCTATTTGCTTATCTTTGTCTGTAACGAAATGTGGTGATGTGAGTCCTGAGTCTATCTGTACTCCGTCTACTATTTCAACGTATGTTTCTTCAGTTTGTGACTCTTCCATTAATACCACGCCATCTTTACCTACTTTAGAATAAGCTTCTGCTATAATCTTTCCTAGTTCCTCATCATTATTACAACTAATTGAACTAACAGATTCCAGCATATCGCCCTCGATCTTTACAGAAATCTTATTAAGGTAATTATTTACTTTTTCAAGACCAGAATTTATTCCGTCTTTTATCGTTCTAATAGAATCGTTGTGTTTGTTAACTTCTTTTAGTAAAGATTCAGCAAGTACGGTAGCTGTAGTAGTACCGTCACCTGCTTCTCTTACTGTATTTCTAGCAGCTTCTTTAATAAGTGTTGCACCCATATTTTCAACCGGGTCAAATAAGACTACGCTTTCTGCTACGGTTACACCATCTTTTGTTATGACCGGGAGTCCTCTGGCGTCTTCGTATACAACGCACTTTCCAGATGCTCCTAAGGTTGATTTTACTGCTTTTGCTAGCTTTTCTACACCAGCTACAACTTTATTTTTAGCGTTTTTGCCAAAATTTAAGTCTTTGACAATCTCGCTAGGCTGATTGTATTCCATATTAAATTAAATTTGATTAAATTGTACTTATTTTAGAATGTTTTTACAACTTTTGGGCCTTTTGTAGCCTCTAATTTTTTAGAGAAATGTTCAACGCTGCCATCAATTGCAGCTTCTGCGCCTTCTATGGTTTCTCTACGTGTAACATCGTGCCAATTTTTTTCGTTTTCTGGCTCAGAACACTCCGTTTGGTAAAAACCGTTTGGTAATTGTGTTATTCGCCAGTTACTTTTGTCAGCTAAATGCTTCCACTGGTTAATAGTTTTTTCATTTGGTTTAATATTGCTAGTATACGTACTAGTCTTGTAGTATAAATAAGTCATTTTGGTTTTATTTTTGGTTAAACTTATTGGTATAGGGTGTTTCCCTATGCTTTACCCGCGATCATCATCATATTTTTCTAAATCGCTGTATTTTTTTAACTTTCTAAAAGTAGGTTTTTTAGGTTTATCTACTTTTTTTGCTTTTCTTAGTCTTCTTTTGGTTTTTCTGTATAACTTTTTATCTTCTTTGTATTCTGCTTCCGCGTCATTTAGCTGACCGTGAGCAGATACTTTAGATTTTTTAGGTTTTACTAGTTTTGAAGGGGTAGTTGCATGTTTTGAAAACCCCTTCATTTTAAATGGTGAATATTCAGTCATAGTTTTATGTTTTAAACAGAAGTCATAGATGAAAGACCTGCTTGTTTAGCAGCATCTTTTGCGTCTTTAGCTTTAGATCTTCCAGTTAAACCTTTACCAACAGCTTTTGCAGCTGTTAACATCCATTTATTAGGAGTTTCTTTTTTCATTTTAGCTGCAGATTTTTTATGTCCCATCTTTGCTGCAGATTTTTTATGACCCATTTTATTAGGTGACTTTTTATCTTTCAACTTTGCAAGTCTTGCTGCATCTTCCCTTGTTAATGGTTTTAAACCTCCTTGATTCTTTGGACTTATCTTTTTCGTGTTTCTTTTTTCTGCTTTTTTAAATCTTTCTGCCATTTGTTTGTTACGCAAGTCTTTCTTTTGCGCTGGTGTTAAATCACCAGGTTTCTTTACCATTTTATTAGGTGATTTTTTAACTCTTGAGTCAGTTCTATCACCTGTAAATAATTGTCTAAAACCTTCTTTTACATCAGAAGCACCTTTTCTAATATTTTTCGCTGATGGCTTTAATGTTCTACCTATAGTTTTAAATCCTTCACCAACTTCTCTAGCGGCTTTTCTTAATTTAGCAGGAGACTCGTTTCTAGCTTCATCTCTACTAGATGTAAAAGCACCTTTAATTTTATCACCGGCTTTTTGTACTTTACCAACTGCTTTACCAACTTTACCAGCAACTTTAGCAACAGCACCTAATATTTTAGTAGGTGATTCTTTTTTCATATCCATTGGTGAATCTTTCTTCATTTTACCTGGAGAAGCTTTAATTTTAGCTTTTAACTCTTCTGGTAAGTTATGCTGTTTACCTTTTAAAGGTATCTTAGCTGGTGAGTCTTTTTCCATTTTCATTTTTAAAGCAGCTTTCTTTGCTCTAAGTTTTGCAGCAGACTTCTCTTCCATCTTCATTTTTAAAGCAGAAGCATGTCCGGCTGTACCTTGTATTGTCCCTAGTTTGGCAGGGCTACCGTTCATTTTAAATCCCATTGTTAATGTTTTAATTATTTATTTGATGCATGTCTACATCGATGTTGTTATAATTTACTTTATAATAACCCGACGAGTCCATTGTTACTGCACCAGGGTTAATGTCTAACAGATCTTGCGCCATCGCGCCGCTATATCTATTACTATCACCTATATAATTAAATTCATAAATTGGAATACCAGATGGTGAAACTCCGGTCTTCTTTATTTTTTCTTTTAGTCTTACATCAGAGAATAATCTTCCAAATAGTTTTTTACCTCCTCTAGCTGCAGCACCTAATACGCCTCCTCTTTTTACAAAGTTAGCCGCTTTACCTAAAGCACCTTTTGCTGCGTTAGCTACTTTTCCTATTGGACCACCGCCACCTCCTTGTGCTTCTTCTAGTGCAGAAACTCTAGATTCTAAATCTCCTCCTCCTTCTGCTTCAGCTGCTGCACCTTGTGTTGCTTCGTTATCAGCTACTGCTGCTGCTGTAGCATCATCTTGTGGCATACTAGCTTCTCTTCGCGCTGCTGCGTTGTCTTTTCTTCTTTGCATTATTCTTTTAAACGCACCAAACAATTTAGCAGGTGTTGGTTTTTCAGGAGCTTCAGAGTGTCCTACGCCAAATTCACCGTAGTTTTTCTTCATTGGTGAGTTGTCATAATCTTTAGCTTTCATCTTAAATGGAGTGTAGCCTACCATTTTGTTTGGATTACCTGCACCGCCGTCTGCTTTACTAGCATGTACTGCCTTTCGTTGTGCGTGACTTTTATATCCCATGTTATTCGTTTTTAGTTCCAGCTCTGTTTTCAGACTCTGGTTTAAATTTATTATCTTTATGATCGTAGTCTTTACCTTCTATATTTACACCTGCTTTAATTGCAGCTCTACGTCTTCTTTGATTATCAGCTCTTTTTATCTCTCTTTCTCTTGTATTTGCTGTTGCTAAGTCTCTAGCACGCTTAGCTCGTAATGCTGTAGGTGATAATCTTTGTGTCATAATTCATATTATTACATAGAAAAAATATAATTTAAGTGAACTTAGTAAATGCTTTTTTAATAAGTGTGACACTTGCCTGTTACTAGGTATACCTTTATAGGCTAATGTCATATAAAAAAAGTTATTATAAATTTTGAGACAAAGTGTTGCCCCCCCTCCTCTACCACCCCCTGCTATATGGAAAATGCATATATATACAACGGCCCCACCTGTTTTCCCATCGTACGCCATATTTGTTTCACATTTTTGTATAATACCATTATAATATTTTACAATGCAAATACATTATTGTTTGGATAATAAATATGTAACAATTAAAACATACTATAACATGAGAAATTTTAAACACAACAACATTTTAGAAACAGTAATAACAACAGTATATATTGGCGGATTTTTAGCAATGTTTACATTTACAATATTAGCAGCAACTAATAATATATAATTAGTAATAGCGAGCGAGCGGGCAGTACCAGAGGTGGGTAAACTCAGCAATAAACAAAGTATATACTTTTATACAATGCAACTACAACAACAAATGGATAATAATAATAACTAAATAAATATTAACTTAAACTAATTAACTATGTCAAATTTAACTACAAAAAGATTCGTAATCAGAAAGTCATTAATCGGTAAAAATGCTGTAATAACTTTCACTAACAAAAAACAAGAAACTGTTACTTATAATCATGATGAAGTATACAATACTCACAAAGAAAGATTTGAGTCAATGAATTGTTTCGCTAAGTACAAAAGTTACACTAACAGTAATGCAGTACCAGCTTTCTGTAGAGACTTATCTACTACTAAGTAGTAAGTCTTCACAACAAATGTAGTCACGGTGCAGAGGTGGGTTCGATTCCCTCGCTACAACTAATAAATGTTTAACTTATAAAATATATAACTATGAAAGTAATTAATAAAAATACAGGTAAAGATGTTACTAGTAAAGTAATCAAAGCAATTGAAAAGTCACTAACAAAAGATGGATATACTATTATCAAGTCGTATACTAGTGACCCAGAAATAAGAAAAGGTTACAAAAACTCTAAGTAATACAAACTAATTACAACAACTATTGGATAATATAAATGTAAAAAATATATAATATGAAAGTAAAATATCTAAAAAACGGCAAACTATTTGTAGTGTTCACCATTCATTCACAACAAATACTATTCAGCCACAAAAGTGAAAATGAGTGTTATGAGTGGATGTTTAAACAAATTAGCTATGCATAAAAGTAAAAGAAATTACAAAATTACACCAACTGAGTTTAGTTTCGGTACTAGTTTTCACGTTGAAGTGTGGGACGATTACGGTAACTACTGTGGTGTTTATGAAGACAATGTACTAGATGCAAGTAAATTTATACTAAAATACTGGCAAGAATCAGAAGAAAATCAAAGACATAAAGAATCATTAAGTAGAGCGATACTAAATTGTATTGAACTAGATAAAAAGAGTGGAATACTAACAGGTAACAGAGACGGATTAGACTAATAACAATTAAATATAATAATATGAAAAAAGTAATTTATGTAGCGATAACAGCTTTCGCTTTATCAAGCTGTGGAACTAGTAGCTATCAGTGTGCCGCTTACGCATCAAGTGAGTATCAAGAAACTGAAGCAATACACGAAAATCTAACTCAAGAAGAATACAACGAGCTATTATCTTGCGAAAACTGTGATGAAATAGACTAATTATGGGCGAGTGGATAATACTAATATTAATAACTATGATGTGCTATGGTGCACTAATGAGAGAAGATGAGTAAAAAATTAACTAATAAACACAAGAGGAGTGTCAAAAGGCGAGTAGATCTCGAGCAAGGTGTGAGACCACCAGGCACTCGTGTGTTTGTTAGTAAAAAAATATACACAAGAAAAATAAAACATAAAAATACAAACTAAATACAATTACTACTGGATAATATATACAAATAATATGATATGAAATGTATAAAATGTGAAAATATAATACCTGAAGGCAGAGTTAAACTTGGTTATAAAGTATGTGTGCAGTGTTCTACTGTCGAGCAATATGGTTGTGCGCCAGTAATTAATCATAAAACAGGTAACTCTATTCAAATAATGTCTAGTCAAGACGCAGCTCGTATAGCTAAGTTAACTCGCCGAAAAGGTTATGGTACAATGTTAGGGTAATACGTTAGGAAGGTTCGGGATAGACGTCTTACGAAATCCCATGAGTGGTGTAAAAGCAAC